TCTTCTCGCTGATCGTAACCAATATAGATTGTATCTGTTCTTTGTTTCATATAGTTTCCCCCCTTTTTTTTATGTAAAGGGGGTAGGGATTTTTAATCCCCACCCCGGTTATAATTAATTATTACTAATAGAAATTATCTTAGGTTTCTTGTCTTCAGGAACGGTTACTTCAATGTTTACTTCAAGCAATCCATTCTTCAGTGAAGCAGAGATAACATCTGCTCCTTCAGCAAGGGGGAAAACCTTTTTGAATTTCCTACTTGCTATGCCTTTATAAATATAACTGTCTTCAATAGTTGTTTGTCCTTCAATAGTTAAAACCTGTTCCTTCTTTTCAACAGTGATATCATCTTCAGTAAAGCCAGCAAGGGCCATTACAATTCTATAATTGTAATCAGAATCTTTTACAATATCATACGGGGGATAGCTCCCCTCGAAAGAGTCTAGTGAATTAACAAGTGTATTAACCATCCTATCAAACCCGATGGAATGTCTCCAGTAACCCTTCCAAAATTCAGGGCTGATATTTGCAGTGTGCATTAACATATTCATAATTACCTCCTAGTATCTAGCAAAGTTAGTGAAACCCATTATTGGCGTTTCAGTATTAGTATTACATATTATGTGGTATATGTCAAGTATTTTTTTTTATATATCTACAATTTCACATGTACCTGCTGTACATGCTAGTTGCTGTGTTCCTTTTGTATTGTCTTCTTTTTCCCATTCATTTAAAGATGACCAGTTTATTTCTTTGGGGAAGCTTTTAATTAGTTCTTTATATTCATCTGAATTAATATCCTGATATGGCGCTTGCTTATATGAATGATCTGTACTAGGAAGAAATGAAACACCTGATAGATAATCAAAGTTGTCCCAGCACCATGCTCCTACCCCTATCCACTCTGATTCCTGCATGGAAATAGTAACTGAAGGCTTGTGTTCACACCAATGTTCAGCATAAATTTTCCAAAACTCTAATTGTTCTATAGCTGTCATAGAATTTCTATGTAATGCGTTGGTTGGTGCTTTAATAGGGAATGAAAATATAGTTGTATGATCAGGTTTCATTTGATCAGGTTCATTAGGTATACCTGCATGAATCATAAACTGTGTAAGAGGGTCTTTATTATCTGCTCTAACAGTTCTAATATAATAAGGTGCGTGTCTTGCATGGATACCGCTTGAACTATCTACTAATTGGCTAACCGTACCTGACGGTTTGACACAGGTAACAGCAGTTGATTGTGGTATATTAAATTTTTCTGCCCATTCTTTATTAATTCGTACAGAATAATTCTTTAGTTCAGTTAGAATTTGGGGTAGTTGTTTTGATGAAGCATTATTAAGAATGCGACAGTCTGTAATACCTGTTAAGGATACACCCAGCAATCGTTCTTCTTCAGTGTTGTTTGTCCACCGCTTACGAAGGTATCCAAACTTGGTCATAGTTGCCTGTATTGTACCAAGTATAGTTGCCAATCTTATCTTTCTTTGAAGATCAGGAACTTTATCGTTTACTCTGCACACTACCTCAGTAAGATTACAAAACTGGTTAGGTCTTAGAAGTATTTCTGAACAAGGATTTGTTCCAAAATCTATATCCCATTTCCTTCTTCCAATACTTTTAGATTTTAATTGTGCTGATTGTCTATTAAAAATACCACGCTCACCTGACTTGCTTTCATAAAGACTGGACCACTCCTTCATAAAGGTAGCAGTATCGGGCCTGTCTGTGTATACAGCAGAGTTATTAGCTAACGCTCTCTCTGGATTAGTCTCCCACCATTGTCCTTTCTTGGCTGATCTAATACGATCATCTGAAACATTTGAAAGAGAAATAAGTGCTGATCTTCTAACACCACCTACTACTACTACTTCACCTGTCTTACACACAATGTCGTGACATTCAATAGAAGTTAGTTTTCTACCTCTAGCTTCCTGAAATTTCTTTATAGTAAATGTAAATAAATCACGAAGAGGTTCTGGACCTGATGCTCTTCCACCAAAAATATTCAATCGTGAACCTGCTGGCCTTACTTTGCTCATATTTATTTGTGGAATCCTACCTGAATAAAGATAAGATATTAAATCTTTAAAAGCTCTGGCCCATCCTTCTTTAGAGTCAGCTACACTGATTACATCCTCAGTCTCTTCCATTGTATTATAAGGAATAGTAGGAAGGTTATTTACATATTGTCTTTCAACAGAAAATCCAACACCTGTACCATTCATAAGGATATACAATACCTCATCAAAAGATCTTGGATTATCAATAGTTATGTATGAACAGTTGTATCCAGCTATGTTCTCACGATCTAGGGCAGGGCCAGCAGCCATTAAAGCTCTCATGCTTGGCATGACCTCAAGGGAAATAATAGCTTGATATATTTCTTTCCAAATTTTAGTGTCTTGTTCATTTAAATTTATTTCAAGATTTTCTTTAATATAAAATTTAAAATAATTAATCAATCTAGTAACGGTTTCTTCCCAAGTCTCCCTTCTATTTTCATCTTCTAACCAACGGGAATATCTGGACAGATGTATGAAGGTTTGGTACTCAGTCGGTAGTCCCATTCTTTTTCTCCCCATAAAATAATTCTAATATTAATTCAGCATAATGTATTACCTTTTGAATATCTTTTTCTCCTTCACCTTTTGTTCTATGTCTTGTAATATATTTTACAATGTTGCCTTCAAAGAAGTCAAGACTGTTGCTTGCTATATATTCAACAGGCTGTATCTTACAATCCTTATAATGTCTACCGCCAACCTGTTTATTTAATGGAGATATCATTTTATTTTTCCTTTCATTTTTTCTAATACGAACAATATACATATCCCATGATTCATTTTCTTTTCTTTTAGGATAATAATGCATATAATCTCTTTCTTATAAAGGTTATTTTATTAGACTTAATAACTTTATAAGCTAAAGTTCTTGTATAATCTGGATCAATTCCAGCAAGGTCACATACATCTTCAAAATCAGAAGCTTTTGTAGGGGAAAAGAACCATGAATTTGCCTGACGTTGGATAACATTTACATCTGATGCGGATACTACAGTAGAAGATACCGTTGCATCTAACAATGCCTGAAGTATAACAGCCAGATACAATGTTCTTTCTTGTTCACCATCCTTACTGTTTAGATTCAAATTAAAAATATTATAATTAAAATCTAATAAATCAAGCCTGGGTAAAACTATTTTCTTTGGGTTAGTTTTATCTAACTCTTCTTGATCTTCATCGTCCCACATATTCCCACTCTTGGTCGTCCCACAACCTATCTTCTGTTAGCCATTCATTTGGAATGCCGTCTGATTTTTTACAATATAAAAACTTGTGTTTTTCACACCAGCCAGCGTATGTCATCTTGCCCCTCTTATATAGTTTCTTATTAGGGTTATCAAATATAAATCGAATATCATTATTGGGATGTTGTTCCTTTATAAATAAATGTTTCTTTCTATCGTCTAAAGTAAACCATCCCTTTACTTCTAAAATAATTCCATTTGGTAATATAAAGTCTGGTGTATATTTTTTATATTCTATCCAACTGTATTTAATTTTACAATCTTCATATCGAATAGGTATCTTTAAATCCTTTAAGAAATAATAGATATACTCCTCAGACCTTGATCTAAACTTATATTTTTTACCAGACATTTTATTTATCTTTAAATCAATTCTTCTTCTTCTGTGTTTGGTGTTTTAAAAATCTTGGTAAAATAACGGGGGCCNTTGGAATATTTGAACTTACGAAGTCCTTTGCCGTTATTAGCATCAGCCCAACATGGTAGCTTATAGCTGCAATAAACACACCCAAAATCCAACTTCCTGTTACCAGAAGAACCATCAGATATGTCAGGATAACAACGGGGTGGTGGGTTATCCTCCTTAACAACAGCCTTAATTTTCTTAATCTTAGTCGAGACATCCGGCATCTCCATCTTGTGTAAATAAACAGTAGCTAATTCTCCTGTTTGTTTGTTGATAACAACCCACGCAGCTTCCTTATCTTCTTTATCTTTGGCATATGCTGACAGTTGATAGATGTAACCAAAGGGGTCGTTCTTTT